AAAAGGACAACTCAATGGATGATCTATCTACAAAGCCCTGTAACTGCGGGGGAACTCTAGGAGAGGTGATTGGCTTCCAGGAAAGATCTACAGACGGCGTCCAGGTCCCATACCGGGTGTGCTGGTGGTGTCAGGATTGCGATACGACAGAGAAAGCAGTGGGCAGGGAAACACATATTGATTGGTGCAAATAAAAGTACAATAAATGTTTGACACAATAATTAGCTGCTTGCTAATATCTCTACATCGAAGACATAAAGTCTTCTGGCACTGGAGATAAAACATGAACCCACTCAACATCAAGCTTGCAGCATTCAAATCACTGTACGAGCAGAAAGACCCTTTCGCAGCATTAACCGATTGCCATAAAGATTGGCAGCGCGACAACGAGCTTACTGAGCAGCTCTGCATCCTTAAGCAAGATATCCTGGGCCTTGATGGCAAGGACGAGCTCGACAATATTGTTGCTGAGTTCAAAGCACAGCGAGAAAATTCTAATCAGCGTCTAATCGAAAGCAACCGTAAGCACCGCATCGAGATGATGTACGCTCAGTACAAGCGTCAATACGGCTGGGGCGACCTGGACGAGCAGGATCAGCGATTCGAGAAGGAGTTCGGTGATTTGTGGCTAGAGCACCAGGACGAGATCTGGGAGCAAGTCTGCCCTAAGCATCGTGCCAACAAGTACGCCGAGCAAGCTATCGCTGACTCAAAGATTGTGGAGGTGTGCCATGACTAACACAGAAAAGCTTATCTTTGCCTTTATGGTTATCCCGGTGGGCTTTTGTTTCACAATGATGGAGTCTGACCTGGACATTGCGCTCGCAGAGGAATTCCAATACTGCTCAGACGTTGAGCTCTGGAAGACATTCGAGATGACCGATGGCTCAAGCCAGTACGGCCACCCAGATTTCAAAGGCATTTATGAATCAGTATGCATGCCCAAGTACAGGATGACTGACCTATGAAAGATTATAGAATCGAAATAAAAGTAAAGAACAACCTGCTCTGGAACGCCATGCAATCAAAGGGTATAAAGAATGCAGCGCAGCTTGCCAGGGCAACTGGATTAACTCCTGGGACAGTCGGTGATTATCTTAACCTTACGGCAAATGTTTATGCTGCAAAGGGAACCGGTTACAGGCCAAGCTTTGAGAAAATTTTTATGTTCTTAGAGATGCTTCCCGGCGATATCTACCCAGAGGATCGCATGGTAGAGCCCCTGGTAAATAACAAGCGCGTCATAGAGGCAAACGCTGCGGAATTACTACAGCTTGGATCCAGGGAGTCAGACCCAACTGAAGTGATTAGATTGGAGCAAAGAGCTGAAGCTTTACACAATCTCTTGGATATTTTAAACGAAAAGGAGGCTTTAGTAGTTAGGCTTAGATCTGGGATGGATGGCGATCCTCATACTCTTGCTGAGATAGCCGCTGTAATAGGCAGAAGCAGAGAAAGAGTGCGTCAAATATACGCAAGAGCGCTACGCAAAATGAGAAGACCTGAAACGCTTGAGTGCGCAGGTTTGGATTACTACACAATGGACCTGGTCGAATGATGGACTATGTACCAGAGGACCTAATGATAGTGCGCTGCCAAGATGGGCACCAACACCAGATGCATTCAGATGCAGTGCCAAGCGAAACCGTTTGCCCATTCTGTGGTGGAAAGCTCGAGGTTGAAGATGATTGAGCTCAGGCCGCACCAGGTAGAGATCATAGATGCCGTAAGGGACTCTCTCCGTAAGGGGAACAAGCGAGTAATCATCCAAGCACCCTGCTCGACAGGAAAGACAGTAATTGCAGCCGCCATGCTAGAAAGTGCAATGCTGAAAAACAGGAAAGCGGTGATGCTCTGCGATCGCATCCAACTCGTGGGGCAAACCTGCAAGACCCTGGACGACTTCGGCTTGGCTGGTAAGTATTCAATTATGATGGGCGATCATGAGTTATACGATCCCAATAAGCTTATCCAGGTATGCAGCACCCAGACCGCAATGAACCGCAAGGACAGCCTGGCACTAGCAGCGGACTTGTTTATCATTGACGAGTGCCATGTCTTGTTTAAGTCTGTCCGGGAACTCATGCTACGTTTTAATAACGTCGTGTGGGTCGGTTTATCAGCCACGCCCATGAGCAAGGGATTGGGAGCTCCTGGTCTATTCGAGGACCTGGTAACAACGGTAACACCCCCAGAATTAATGGCTCGAGGCTGGCTATGCAAGACTGAGTATTACCAGGGGCATCAGATCAACCTAAGCGGGGTGAGGTCAATATCCAACCCGATGGGTGGTAGTGATTACGATCCCAAGGATGTCGAACGGGCCCTAATGAGCGACGCTATCCTCCAGGGAGATATCATAAAAAACTGGAAGCTACACGCCGGCGAGACAAAGCGAGGCATAGCATTCTCGAGCTCTATAAAGCACAGCAAGGCCCTGGTCGAAGCAATGACTGAAGAGGGTGTCCGCTGCGCTCATATAGACGGATACATGAAGCCGGCGGAAAGGCAGGTCCTGTTTGACGCTCACGAGGCCGGGGACATTCAACTCCTATCAACTGCCAAGCTTTTGAATACGGGGTATTCGGCCAGCTACATCGAAGTATTGCTAGATCTGGCCCCCACCCAATCCAAGATCAGATTCTGTCAGACAGCCGGAAGAATTTGGCGGTTGCATCCAGGCAAGGAGAAGGCGATCTACTTAGACTTTTGCGGCAACGTAAGGCGACACGGGCATCCAGAGGATATCTGGGCTGAGAGGCTCGACGACGGGTCCAAGAAGTACAACGAGAAGGAGCTGGTAAAGAAAGAGGCCAGCGACAAAGAGCCCATAATGCACACCTGCCCACGATGCTCTAGCCTGTATAAGTTTAGGAAGTGCCTGGCATGTGGCTATGAGCTACCCAGTGACGCTAAGATCTACCACGACGACCAGATCCTTAAGAAAGCAGAGAAGGTCTCAGTCGCAGATCAGCAGCGCTTCTACCAGGAGCTCTTGGGATACACGTTAGATCATGGATACAACGAGGGCTGGGCAGCTCATACGTTTAAGCTTAAATTTGGTAAGTTTCCCAAGGGTTTGGAGAAGGTGGCCAAGAAACCTACGAGCGAAGACGTGCTGGGATTCATCAAATACAAAAACATAAGGGACCGTCATGGAAGAAATACTCGAGCGGCTTGATAAGGTCAGGCGTTATGGTGACAGCTACAGAGCTCTATGCCCGGTTCATGGGGGAGATAATCACTCAGCTCTTAAGCTCACCCACAAGGAAGGTAAGGTCCTCCTGCACTGCTTTGCGTGTGGCGCCTCTGCTAAGGAGATCATGGATTCTCTAAACCTCAGCATGGACCTGTTGTTTGACGAGAAGAGAGAGTTCGTACGAGACCCCAACTGGATGCTTAAGAAGACCCAGATGGAGGACGACACCCTCATACTAATCGCCCAGGCTGCGGAGGAGAGAGGTGAGCGGTTGAAGTACGGAGATCGTAAAGGACTACAGTTAGCACTAGCCAGACGGGATCAGCGCAAGGCTAAAGGGATCGACCAGGTTGACCTATGTATGGATGTAAGGCCGTATGGGGTATAATGTCTAAGGATTTACCCGACAAGACTAAATCTAGGTCATTTAAGAGGATTGTTACACATGACCACAGAGCTGGGCGGACCGCCCGTAATCGTACTAAGCGAGGAAGACGTAAAGCGCGTGGAGCAGATGGCAGCAGTATTGACCCAAGCTCAGATCAGTGACTATTTTGGCTTTACAGACAAGACCTTACGAAAGATAATGGAAAGGCAGCCAGAGGTTCGTACCGCTTACAACCGGGGTAAGGCATTAGCTATCATGAATGTGGCTAACAACCTGGTCGTTAAGGCACACGACGGCGATGTCAATGCAATGAAGTTCTACCTGTCACACCAGGCTGGATGGTCAGAGAAGACCAAGACAGAGATCTCTGGGGCGGATGGGGGCGAACTTAACTGGAAGGTAACAGTGGTGAAGCCATGAGCGACCCTAAGTATTATGTTGGCGAGTCAGGAAAACTGCATCATGAGGATGGATATGAACTTCCTCAAGACGAGCCGATTATGATCTTTCGTGGTAAAGATATTGGCTCATTGGATGCTATTTGTGAGTACATAGAAATGCTAATGGATCAGCCCCAGAACAAAACTATTGTCAGTCATTTGCATTCATCCACAGAACGGCTGCGTACTTTTTATCAATACCAAGTCAATAACCCAGAGCTACAAAGCGTTGGTTGCAGTCAAAAGGCACATGAAGGCGTGAGCAGGTTTCTCACTAGAGCAAGGGATTTATTGACGGAGCTAGAGAGACAATGAGTACAGGACCCTGGGAAGGCGGCAAGGGCTCACGGCCCAGGAAGTACAGCGTCAAGAAGTACCTTGATAACTACGAGAGGATATTCAATGCCAGCAAGCAAAAAGAAGGGCAAGAAGGGAGTCAGCGAGAACATCAAGATCGAGATGGCAGCGGGAAAGCCTCGCAACCAGGCGATAGCCATAGCCATGTCAAGAGCGAAAACTAAGAAGAAGGCTACATACGAGTAATGCCAAGCCTACAGCTACCAGATAAGCTTCTACCCTTTCTAGAATCTCCTCGCCGATTCAACGTGCTATACGGCGGTAGGGGAAGTGGGAAGAGCTTTTCGGTCGCTGCGCTAATGCTAATGGCGGCTCAGACCAAGGGAGCCAAGATAGCGGCCTACCGTGAGTACATGAACTCGATTGATGACTCTGTTCACTCTCTGCTCAAGCAGCAGATCGAGGCGATGGAGCTAACCGGGTTCGAGGTCCAGAACAACCAGATCCTGTTCAATGGTGAGCCGGCCTTTAAATTCAGGGGCCTTGCCAAAAACATAGAAAGTGTAAAGAGCATGTCTGGCTTCAACTTATTCTGGATCGAGGAAGGACAGACCATAAGCGAAGAAAGCCTTCGGGTGGTTACACCTACTCTCCGAGAGGAAGGCTCTCAGCTCTGGATCACAGCCAACCCCAGGTCCAGGAACGACCCATTCAGCAAGCGATTCCTTGTGCCATTCGAGCACGAGCTCAACAAGAACGGCTTCTACCAGGACGACCTGCACCTGATTGTCCGGGTCAACTGGGACGACAACCCATTCTTCCCGGAAGTATTGCGCCAGGAGATGGAGTACGACCGTGAGAACACGTCTACGGCCATGTTTAGGCATGTATGGGAGGGTGACTACTACGACAGCGTAGAGGACGCCCTGATCAGCGTGGAGTGGTTCGAGGCTGCGATAGACGCTCATACCAAACTTGGGTTTAAGCCAGAGGGCCCGATCATTGCATCGCACGATCCATCAGACCTGGGACCAGACGCAAAAGGGTACTGCCTAAGACAAGGCTCGGTGATCCTGGATGTAAAGGAGATGATCACCGGCGATACGAACGAGGGGGTAGATTGGGCTATTGATCTAGCCAGGCAGAGCAAAGCAGATTGGTTCGTATGGGACGGTGACGGTATAGGCTTGGGATTGAGGCGCCAGGTCATGCAATCGCTAGACGGCTCAAGGATCAATTACGAGATGTTTAGGGGCTCAGAGGGCGCAGAGGACCCTATGCTATACTATGGCGGTGATAAGGGCAGGACTAACAAGGACACGTTCCTCAATCGTCGGGCCCAATACTATTGGAAGCTTAGGGATAGATTTGAGGCTACCTGGCGAGCAGTCACTAAGGGCGAGTACATTGACCCGGAGGAGCTCATCAGCATCTCATCAGACATCGAGTACCTGGACCAGCTCAGGGCTGAGATTACCAGGATCCCGCAGAAGCGCAGCAACAACGGCAAGCTACAGGTTCTCTCGAAGGTGGACATGAAGAAGAAGCCCTACCAAATCGAAAGCCCCAACATGGCCGACGCTGTTATGATGTCTATGTTCAGCCCGAAGACACTCAACAAACAATCAGTGCAAATCAATTTTAGCGGATGGGGCAAGTAATGGCCGAATACGACGGTAAAGAAGACCGAGAAGAAGACGAAGGATCAGACGGTCACCAGAGGGTCCTAGAGCTACTCCAGAAAGCCCAGGACGCAGACCATGACATGCGCGAGAAGGCGCGTGAGACCTTTTTGTTCGTTACCAAGGCCGACGGCCAGTGGGAACCGTATTTCTGGTCCAGTAACGCCTCAAAGCCTCGCTATACCTTCGATATGTGTACGCCTATCATAGACCAGGTAGCGGGTGGATTAGAGCAAGCCAGCTTTGACATTAGAGTAAACCCGGCTGGTGGTAGTGCTACCAAGGACGTGGCTAATACGTTCGACGGCATGATCCGCAACATTGAGAACATCTCCCAGGCTACAACTGTCTACAACCAAGCGGCTCGAGGCATGATCGTTTCCGGGTATGACGGATGGCGAGTAAGCCAGAAGTACCTGGACGACGACTCCTTTGACCAGGACCTGGTGATTGAGAAGATAGCCAACTTCATTGACCGTGTATGGTTCGACCCCTCAGCAGAGCTCCAGGATAAGTCAGATTCAAAGTATTGCTTTGTCCTACACCCGGTAGACGTAGATGAGTACGACCGACGCTGGCCCGATGGTGGGCGTGAGTCAGTATCAGACGACCGTGACGGTGACGCTTACTTTGATAAGAATGAGGTCATCCTGGTGGGTGAGTACCTCTACTGTGAAGAGGAAGAGCGTGAGCTGGTAATGATCAACAACGGCCACGTCTACGAGGCTGAAGAGTACGACAAGATTAAAGACGAGCTCGCAGCTATCGGCGTGGAAGAGGTCCGCCGACGTAAGCGTATGGACAAGAAGATCTGCTCCAGATTCTTTGATGCTAAGGGATTCCTCGAGGACAAGAAGGAGACTGTGTTCTCTACAATCCCGGTGGTTCCTGTGTACGCCAACTACAAGGTGTTCGAGCACAAGACCCTCTATTCGGGCGTGGTAGATAAGCTCATGGATCCGCAACGAGTCCTCAACTACTCAATGTCCCGTGAGATCGAAGAGGGAGCCCTAGCACCACGAGCTAAGTATTGGATGACTATGGCCCAGGCGGCAGGTCACGAAGACTCTCTGTCTACCCTTAACACGAACTCAGACCCGGTTCAGTTCTTTAACGTGGACCAGGAGAACCCTGGCGCGCCACAACAGCAAGGTGGGGCCATCATAAACCCAGGGCTCAGGACTATCACTGAGGCTATGCGCGGGATGATCGGCTACACGGCTGGTATGTTTGCAGCCAACATGGGAGACAACCCAGGACTACAGTCTGGCGTGGCTATCAACTCCCTACAGGACAAGGGCGACTCAGCTACGATCAAGTACCACAAGGC